GTACAGTTCACGGCTGAAGAAGAAGCAGCTAGAGATGCTGAAGAGAAAGCATGGGCAGATGGTGCTTTAGGGAGAGCGCAAGCTAATCTTAGAGCTAGAAGAAACCAACTGTTAGCTCAAACTGATTTCTATGCTTTGTCTGATGTTACAATGTCTGATGACATGAAAACATACAGGCAGCAACTTAGAGATTTTCCAGCAGGTAAAGACACAGTTGAAAAATGTGATAACGCTACATGGCCTACTAAACCATAAGGCATAGGAGATTATACTATGCTGCAGAAACTAAGATTTGCGCCAGGACTAAATAAACAAGTCACTGCAACAGGTGGTGAAGGTCAATGGGTTAACGGTGACAACATACGGTTTAGATATGGTAAACCAGAGAAAATAGGTGGTTGGTCACAATTAGGATCTGTTGGCATGACTGGCCGTAACACTGCTATTCATCACTTTGTAAATACATCAGGTATCAAGTATGCAGCTTTAGGTACAAATAGAATTTTATATGCTTACTCTGGAGGTATATTTTATGATATACATCCAATCAAATCTACAACAACTTTAACAAACGCATTTAGCACGACTAACGGATCAAAGACTGTTACGATAACATTTTCATCTGCTCACAATATAAATAAATTTGATATTATATTATTAGATAATTTTACAACCATAACTAACTCTGGTTTTACATCAAGTGATTTTGATGATAATAAGTTTATGGTAACATCTATACCGACAGATACCACTCTTACTATAGAAATGGACTCTAATGAATCTGGCTCTGGTGCTTCTACGTCAGGTGGTATTAGAGTAAAGCATTACTATCCTGTAGGGCCAGCGGTAGAGGTTGCAACAACAGGTTGGGGACTTGGTTCATGGGGTGGTTTCAAAACAGGGCAGTTTACATCCACACTCTCTTCTAGCATTAATGCCTCTGTAACAAGTTTAACGATGGCTAGTTCAACATCATTTCCATCTTCAGGAACTGTATTGATAGGAACAGAATTAATTACATACACTGCTAATAGTGGCGGAACATTATCAGGTTTAACAAGAGGTGCAAAAGGCACAACTGCTGCAACACATAGCTCTGGTGCAACAGTAACAGATGCATCTAGTTTTTTTGCATGGAACGCAGCAACATCTGGTGATGTGATTACAGCACCTGGTTTGTGGTCATTAGATAATTTTGGTAATAAACTTATTGCAACTATTAACGGTGGTGAAGCTTTTGAATGGGATTCTAACCCAACAGGTGCAACATCAACTAGAGCTACAATTATAACTGGAGCACCAACTGCATCTGCATTTAGTTTAGTATCAACACCTGACAGACACTTATTATTCTTTGGAACAGAAACAACTATTGGAACTAAGTCTACACAAGACCCAATGTTTGTTAGATTTTCATCTCAAGAGGATCTTAATACATACACTCCTAGCGCAACAAATACTGCAGGTACACAAAGATTAGCAGACGGATCTAAGATTGTAGGAGCGATTAGAGGTAGAGATGCAATCTATGTTTGGACAGACACAGCGTTATTTACTATGAGATTTGTAGGCCCACCATTTACTTTCTCATTTCAACAAGTAGGTACTAACTGTGGATTGATAGGTCAGAACGCAGCTGTTGAGGTGGATGGTACAGCTTATTGGATGTCAGAGAATGGTTTCTTTAGATATGCTGGTAGACTAGAATCATTACCATGTTTAGTTGAAGACCATGTATTTGATGATATTAATACAACACCTAAACAACATATTAATGCTGGCTTAAACAACTTGTTTGGTGAGGTTATATGGTTTTATCCTAACTCTGGTTCAGGAACTGTAAATAGAATGGTTGCATATAATTATTTAGATTCATCACCAGAAAGACCTGTGTGGACTGTTGGAACATTAGCAAGAACTGCGTGGCAAGATTCTGCTGTGTTTGGTAAACCACATGCAACAGAATATGACCCAGATGCAGAAACACCAGACTCAGATGTAAATTATGTGCATGGTAATACTGATGGTGTATCAACATACTATGAACATGAAACAGGTTTAAATCAAATTAAAGGTGGCAGTACAACAGCTATATCTGCTAGTATAGAATCTGGTGACTTTGATATTGGTCAACAAGGATTAGCGGGTGATGGTGAGTTTATGATGAAAATAAGAAGAGTGTTACCAGACTTTCTTGCACAAACAGGGGATGCAAAAGTTACATTAAATTTAAGAGACTTTCCAAATGACACACAAGCTAGCTCATCGTTAGGGCCTTTTACAATAAATAGCAGCACTAAAAAGATAGACACTCGTGCAAGAGCAAGATCTATATCTTTAAAAGTAGAAAACGATAGCACTAGTCAGTTTTGGAAGTTAGGAACATTTAGAATAGACTATCAACCAGACGGGAGAAGATAATGCCACTAAATAAAAAAGGTAAAAAAATAATGAAGTCCATGAAAGAACAATATGGAAAAAAACGTGGAGAACAAGTATTCTATGCATCATTAAATAAGAAAAAAATAAAAGGAGTTAAAAAAGTATAATGGCTAAAATTGTACAATCAATAACACAACCACCAGAAAAGTATGATCAAGCAGTGTTCTTTTCTTTAGTTAGAGACTTAAACGGTTTGATAGAAAAATTAAATACCACTTTTCAAGAGGAGAAAACAGAGGATAATGATTCTATCATTTTCTTTTTAGGGTCATAATGGCTAACGTTTTTGTAAATAAAAAAGTAGATTTAACATCAGATGCAACCACTACTCTATACACAGTGCCATCTGCCACAACTGCAATAATAAGGTCAATACTTGTAAGTGATGATTCTGGCAGTGGTAGTGGTATTACAATTACGTTAACAAACACTAGTGGTGCTGTTTTTAGTATAGCATTTCAAAGAGACATAGCACCTGATGTGGCAGCAGGGCCAGTAGAGATATTAACAAACCCATTAGTAGCCGAAGCAGGAGAGATAGTAAAAGTGGCGGCTGCTAATGCAAATAGACTACATGTAATACTTTCTGCGATGGAGGTGACTCCTAGAACAGTAGTATCATAGTCTTGATTTATTAGATAAAACCTAGTAAATTGATAAACCCAGGTGAAATTCCTGCCTTAATAAATTAACAACATTTGATATATATGATTAATAGAGCAAAAATGCCAAGACAGTTGCGTAACAAAGGTGGGATCATGACCATTGGTGGCGGTGGTTATACAGGTATGCCTATGGGCAGCAGAACAGGTTTTGGTTTTATTAGTAAACTTAAAGACAGAGTAAGAAAACTTATACCTAACGAGTTAGCTAGTGTTGCTGTTAAAGCTGCACCTTTCGTAGCACCTTTTCAACCCGGTGTCGCTGCATTAATGAGAGGTCTTGGTAGATTTGATCAAAGAGGAAGTTTTAGTGATGCTTTAAAACAAGGTTTAGGAACCTATGCTTTTGGTAGAGGAGCAAGATTTTTAGCGGGTGCTGAAGGCCCTGCTGGAGGCTTTGATACGTTTTCAATGGAAGGTTTTAGAGAAGGACCTATAGGTAGCTTATTTAAAGGATCAGGTGCCGACCCTGCAACAAAACTAGGTGCTGATACCACAACAAAAGTGAGTGCTGATACTGTAAAAGGTTTAAAATCAGTGCGAGATGCTACAGGATTATTTAAAGATGTTCCTATATTAGGTGAGTTACCTAACATAGTGCAGCAACAAATATTAGTTGGCGGTGCAAGCGCAGCCGCAACCTACATATATAACCAGTTTTTAGCAGAGGAGCCACCGCAGCAAGAGGGTGAAACTATAGATGAGTATTTAGCTAGAAGAAAAGAAAATGTAGGAAAAAAGATGAGAACTTACTTTGATAATTATTTTAAATTTGATAAAGACTATTCTAGTATGACTGATGAACAAAAAGATGCATTTGTAGCAAGGTACAATATAGCAACCGGAGGTAGAGTTGGATATCAAACTGGTGGCTTGACCATGGCTAATACATTACAACAAAACATTCAACGTAACTTAGCAAATCAACAAGCGGTTGCACAACAGTTTGCAAGAGCACGACAACAGCTTGCAAGACAAATGGGAACACCAGCGCCTACAGCTGCGCCAGCAGCACCAGCAAGAACAGTTACACCTACAGCTGCACCAGCAGCACCAAAAATTACTTTACCAAAAAAACAACCTTCAACAGGTATAACTACGGTTATGCCAGTAGCAGGAGGTGGTAATGTTACATTTGGACCGAACATACCTTCAACAGGAGCCACTGCAGTTCCAGGTGGCGGTGGAACCATGAAAGCAATTCCAGGTGGCCCTGGATCTATGCAGGCAACTCCAATACAAGTCCCAGGTGGCGGTGGCCCTATGATGGCATCACCAGGTGGAGGATTAGGATCTATGGCTAGAAGCATGATACCTGCGATGACTCAACAAGTTTCCATGCCTGCACCTATGCCTCCAGGAATTAGAGGAGCAGGTCCAGGTGCAATGATGCTTGATCCTTTACAATTATTCTCTGGATTAAACGCTCAACAATTAAGTCAGTTACCAGAAAAAGATTTCTTAGCTTTAGAAAAAAGATTTCAAGCTTTACCACAAGCTGAAAAAGATAAATTAGATAAAAGAATTAATACAATGTTAGATCAACAATTTAAACAACTTGAAGCTGATGAGAAAAAATTTGGTAGTTTTGCTGACGGTAGAACTCTTGATATTGGAGCAGGTAGGGTAGCTTATAATGACTTATTAGCCGTACTTAAAAATGACTATCCAAATGAGTTTGCAAAATTAACTGGTAATGAAACATTAGCTGAATTAGATCAAAAATTATTAGATCTATCTCCAGCCACAAGCTCATCTTCTGGTGGTGGCGTGTTTTTAACGACTCCTGGCACAAATCAACGGGGAGAGCCTGTGTATACCCCTAGAGCTATGATGCAAAGATTATTTGGTAAAAAAGGCGGCATGCCAACTGGTATTATGAGAACAAATGAAGCTGGTGTTATTGAAAGAGATTATAGAGATAAAGGTGGGTTTGTGCCTGTGGGTATAAAAGAAAAAGCAGATGATGTTCCTGCCATGTTATCAAAGAATGAGTTTGTATTTACAGCAGATGCTGTAAGAGGTGCAGGCAATGGCAGCATTGAGAAAGGTGCACAAAGAATGTATGATACGATGAAAAGATTAGAAAAGAGGATGGCATAATGTCGATTACAGAAACAAGAACGCTACCACCAGAGTTTGTAGAGGCAGCACAGAAAACATTTTTAACAGATCTTACAAGACAAGCTGGTATACCTAGTATCACTACAGCTATACAACAACAGCCTGGTGAAACAGCGCAACAGTTTGCACAAAGACAAGCACAAGCACAACAGTTTCAAATTACAAAAGCAGGCATGGCTGAACTTGCACCGCAAGTTGCAGCACAAGATCCATTACAAGCAGCAGCCTATGCACAAGCAGTAGATCCAACAAAAGGCTTAGGATCGTTTCAACCGTTTTTAACAAAAGCTGGAACAGCTGCTGATGCAGCAACAGCGTTGACTGGAACAGGAGCAGGGACTGGAGCAGGATCTGTTGCTTCATACATGTCGCCTTTTCAACAACAAGTTATAGACACAACTTTACAAGAGTTTGATAAACAAAGACAGATACAACAAAATCAACAAGCGGCAGCAGCGTTAGGCACACCAGGTGCTTTTGGTGGTGGCCGTGAAGGTGTAATGAGAGCCGAGTTTCAGGCAGCAAGCGACTTAAATAGAGCTAAGATATTAGCTGACTTACAACAAAGAGGATTTCAACAAGCACAGCAAGCTAGACAACAAGACCTATCTAATCAAATGGGTATTGCACAATTACAGTCAGGATTAGGTGGAGCAGCGCAAGACTTTAGTAGAGCGCAAATATCTGGCCTTGGTACACTTGGTGCACAACAACAAGCACAAAACCAAGCAATACTAGATGCACAAAGACAAGCAGCACAGATGGCCGTACAAGACCCTAGAAGAAGATTAAGCATGTTAGGTCAAGGTATTGCAGGATTAACACCAGGGGCAGGTTCAGTTACACTTAGCCCAACACCTGCAGAGGCAGGAGGAGGAGCAAGTCCTTTGATGCAAGCTTTAGGTATAGGTCTAGCGGGAGCAGACATATACGGAAGGATATTTAAATAATGTCAATAACTTTAAAAAGACCAATGTTTAGAAGAGGTGGTTCTACTAATACAGGTATTATGTCAGGGCTTGTTGATAGAACTAATTATGAAGACGGTGCTTTTGGTAATATGACTGCAGATGAATTTAGAGCTAA